GTATATAATCACTATGGCTTTGAACATTAATTAGGTAAGCAACATAAAACGATGGATCTACTTCAGTTTCATCATCTCTTATATATACTACCTGAGCATTAGCACCTTGAACTGCATTTGCTAAAGATTCATTCAATCTCTTTTGTGGCGATAACTCAGTAACAAATTCTAACGTGCCAAGTTCTGCTTTAAGGCGATTTCTTTCATTGGTAATCGTGTCGCGCACCTGTAATGGATTTACTGGAGTATTACCATCCATCTGTAAGTATGAAATTTGCGCACGAGTTGTAAACCGAATCGTATCTGGAGCATTGCTAGTATTTGCTTGACGTTCGGTGCTAATTGTGTTATTGTTTGCGTCTACTTTTAACACTGGGTTCTTAAGAAGGTTGATTGTACGGAACTCGGTGTTTGATGGGATATACCCATTGCCGTTTGCGCTAATACCTTCCGAACCATTAAACTGAACGTTAAGCATGATCTTGTCGGCATACAATTCACGAACAGGATCCGATCCATGTCCACCCACAGGTGAAATGATTACGTTAGCAGTTGCGCCAGAACCGTGAATAGAGTTAGCAGTAATTAATGCTTGAGCGCGTGTGTAGCCTGCACCAACATCAATCACAGAAACGTTAGCAATAGAACCAGTATTTTCGTTGACAATAGAATATGCTTTAGCACCTTGTCCATCTCCAATAATAGTTACTGTTGGAGAGATAACAACACGAGAGTCGGTATTACAAACTGTAACAAAGGCTGTGTTTACCTGTAATGTTTTAGTTGCTCCAGAATAATTTACAATTCTTCGTAATTGGCCAGCACCAGTACCAGACTTGACATATACAGTTGAGCCGTTATAGAAATTGTCGATAGGTGATGGGTTTCCGGTAGTCGAAAGGCGTAGAGAATTTCTGCCCCCCGCTTCTACTACACCGTTAGCAACTTGCTTATATCCCGAACCCACATTAACAGTTTCGATAATTTCAATTGCACCATTCACTGCCGCATTTTGTACTGCAAGTTGACGATCCGATTCTGCACTTCCATTTCCAGCATCTTCAATTGTCTTAACTGGAATATGAATAGTAGTCAAAAACTTATTTGCTTCACCTAAAGAGATGGTATACATGTACTTCCATGTATACCCGTCCGACGTAGTAAATGGGGTGGTAGAATATCCAGTAGGTTTAACTGTGGAAGCAGAACCTTTATTGTTATACAAACACTTATATACGTTGAACTCATCTGTCATAACATAGAACGCACGATCATACATGTCTGTGTCTGTATCGCGATACATTGAGTATATCGTTCCTGAAGTCCAATTATACCTCAATGTGACATGAGAAACATCGTTATTGTCTACTTTTTTACCACCGATAAAACGACGATGTGCTTCGTAGTGAAGGTATTGCTCATTGTCTGGGGGATCAACTGGAGTTGGTTCGTTTTCCCACTCAGCATTATTTGCCAATACAACATAGTATACCGCAGCATCTTCAGGTTCAGTTGACTCTAAAGAGTTCTTAAATGCCTTTGCTGTAGAAATTGATAAGTCTTTTGTTGCGTATCTAAATGTTGCCATTATCAGATTGACCCTGTTTGATAGTACACATTAGCACCAGAAATATTTGTATTTGCCCATGCTATGGTTAAATTTGCTGTTGTATCATTAGACACTATATTTATAGGAATTTTATAGAACTGTTTGTCGGCATATTCAATTGTCATTAAATCGCCATTAGCAAACACGCTCGTGAAGTTTGTTCCTGAACCAGTAACATCAAATGAGTCTTCATTGATAGCAACAGTTCCCTGAACCGCTCCTTTAGTTTTACTCAAGGTTGTGGCAACCACTTCGGCAGAAGCATTTGATTGAGAACGGAATTTACCAAACAGCTTTTGTCCTGCGGGGTGAGCCAATTCTAAAGCATAATCTCGATATCTATCCAAAGCAATCGGGGAGACCACTTCATAAGAAAATTCTTGGTAGAAATTACTGTCTTGAATGTATCCACGCAAGGAATCTAAATGGCTACGAGACGTTGCATAATAGCCCTCTGAGTTCGCCACATCTCCCAGAGAGAGTCTAACTTGACCAGATAACCCGTTAGTTCTATTCGGAGTCTGTAACAATACAATTTCGTTGTCACGATAACAAAAACCTGAATCCAACACACGAATAGAGGTGATTGTGCCGTTAGCACCAACGCTAGGAGAAATGTTTGCGTTTTCTCCTAAAACCCCTTCGTCGATGATTCTTACAATTTTAGCTGTCCCAGTATCAGCAATTGATCTAGTATCAACCTCTCCTGGTATATATGACGAGTCGTAAATATTTAAGGTAACCGTTGCGTTGTTGGCATACTCGATATTGTTTGGTTTACGCTGTAAGAAATCTTGCCAGACACGAACAGTCATTTCGTATGTGCCATTAGAGTACTGCGTGACGGCAATTGGTGTGTTAGGTTCAGCACCAGTTTTAACATCACCGGAAGCACCCGTGCTTGTTTGGACTAAACGGTCATTTGTATCCAATTTAGTGAAAGAAGAATTACCAGTTCCCCAGTTTTCATCATCAGACTGAAGTGTAATATACTGCTCACCAATACCTAGAGCAGCAATATTATTCTCGCGCACGCGAACCTGTGGAGCAATAGAATATTCTGCTCCACCAACAGGTAAAGAGATCTTAGCAATCGTACCAAATGTCGAGGTCTCAAACTTAAATGCATCTCTAAGTTTGGTGTAAACATTTTCAATCTGAGTATTTGATGTTCCAAATACCACATTACCCACAGTAGTATTGGCACCAACAAGTCTAAGACCTTCGTTTTCTTCAAAGGATCGCATTGGACCAGTATCAAACTGAGATGTCAAGTTAGCAGTATTATTTGCAGTGACCTGTACTATAACTAAGTCTCTATCATCTGCCCCACCTGCTCCACGAGTATAACCGTTTGCGGTAGTGGAGATAACCTTTTTAACAACACCAAATGCACCAGAAGTTCGACCAACAAGTTCGTTGCCTTCAAGAATTGTTTGTCCTGGAGTGTTACCAAACTGAAGAACATGATATCCTATAGTGTTGCCTTGGAAACTGCTTACCGTTCCCACCGAACTGCCGCCGCTAGTACCGATTCTTACGGTCTCGGCACCTTGGAATTGGCGATAAGTATTAACACGGAACCAAGCATCCCCTGCTGTAGAGTCTACGATTTCCAAAACACGAGCATTAGCAGAACTCGTTACGCCAAACAAAGACGAGTTAGCAGTAATTTCTGCGGTATTTGCGATATTGATAATAGCATTAGCATGATCTCGATAATCTCGATTACCAACCTCTTCGTCGTCTTCTGGGAAACCATAATCCACAGCACTCAATACAACATTAGCAAAAATAGACATTTGTCCCGAAGAACCATTAGCAAAGTTTACCGTTGGAGCATTTGAACCGAAAACTGTATTTGAGACAAAAAGGTTTGTATTAATTGCTAATGCAAAAGTGTCTACAATATCGTCTCGCAGAATTCTAAAACTAGCATCCTCAATACCGTCTCCGCCAGTAATTTCAATGACAGTGCCTTCAGAGTCGGTAGTGTATCCTGACCCACCATCAACCAAATTAAAGGTAATAACTCCACCTAAGTCTACGGTGTCGGTGACGACAACCTTAGCATCGTCACCATTTAAGGAAGAAATAAGTTCTACCACATCCCCTGCTCGATATTCAGCACCAGAAGAAATAACATCTATATTCTGAATACCTGCTTCTACAATAGGTGTGTGGCCACTAGAACCATTGTCGCTTAATAAACGAATAGGTTCTAAATTATTAAATGTTCCACGAATGTTAGAGACAATAATTTGCATAATGTCTCGACCACGAACATTCTTACGAATAATATCTTCTACAAGTGCTTGTGAGCCAGACTCTGTGCCGATGATTGTTTTACCAATAAAGTCATATGTGGCATTATCATAAGAAGCAACGAGGTATCTTTCTTTGCGCCAATCACCGTCTGATACTTTTAAAATTTGCTCAGAAGGAAAGTTGACTTCAATCTCTTCATTGTACAAAGCACGGAACAAAAGTTTATAAGAAGCAAGTGTGCCACGAGCAGTATTAAATTCGCTGATGTATTTGATCATTAGCTTTTTGTCTGCCGCAACATCTACTGGAACGGAAGGCAAAAACGTGTTAATAAAGTATTGAATGAAATCGTCTGTTGTGGTAGCAATATCAGAGTATGATTGTAGATTACGAATGGCATCTGTCATTTTACCATTCTGTTCTAGATACTCATAATATGCTTCCATGAATGCAAGGAAGTTTGGTCCATCTTCCTTATAAAAGTCAGGAAACTGATTCTTTACAAGTGTTGAGAGTTTAGCATCTACTGCCATTAATCAGTCTCGCCAACTAGTGTTACAGTGGTGTCGTTAGCACTGATAATTAAAATTTGCTCGCGCACAGGAATTAAATCTAGTCTGTCTGGAGTAATTGTAACTTTAATTTCAATACCAGAATATGCTGTGGGCGCAAAGTTCTCAATTTCAATCGTGCCAACATCATAATCTACTGTGCCAGCATTAGAAAGGATTACAATTTTTTGACGATCAGCATTAAAACGATAAATCCGAACATTACCTAATCCATCATCATCTAGGAAACAAGTGAATCCTTGGAATGTAAATGAGGTAGAAGTTAATGTTGACTCTCGGATTTCGTTATTGAAATATAACTCAACCTTTTCTGCACGCTGAGTGTTTGGTACAAATCGCTTTTGCATCTTTAAGGATGCGTCGTTGTTTAAAATAGAACCTGTTGTGACGTTATCTAATGCGCGCACAAACTTAGAATATCTCAGACGATTACCAAAACGCTCAAGGTTATTAGTAGAAAACGCAGTAATGGCATCCAACACTGCTTGTTCAATCTGAGACTCAGAAACCGTGGTCTGAGATTTATTATAGTAAGTTGTAATCGTTGGTAAAACGTAAGTGTAGTCCGCATCAATAAACACAGGATCAATTGCCAAAGGTGTGCGGTCTAAGATTGATTCGCGGAGTTGTTGTTTGCGAGTTGCGGTGATAAATTGTTCGCTGAAAGGTTTAGCGGAAATGTACACTTTACCATAAACAGGTGGGTTTGCTTGCTCACCACCAAACGCTACAACGGATTGAAGATCTGGGTTTTCTGCTAATAGGATTCTCTGGTAGTCGTTGTCGATGACACATCGATTCTGTGTTTGGTAATTACGAGGAGCATTGAACTTGATAGATTCAATTGTTTCCTGCGGGCGACCACCACGAGAGTTAGAATTAGTTGTTACAGTTACGGTTGAATAGTTTACTTCTATACCACTCAAGTCTTCTACTGTAAAGGTAGATGCACCATTAGTCAAATCACCGTTACTAATTAAATAATCTACAATAACAATATTACCATTTTTCAGAGACTTGCCTAAAGAACCTGAGCCAAAAACAATCTCATACTTACCGTCGTATGCTTCCTCAATAAAGTATACTGGGGAAGTAGAAAATACTTGAGTAATATTTGTTGCTTGCGTAAACTCGGTGGTAGAAGTGTCGGCGGCAGAGTCTTGAACTGTAACTGTGATACTGGTAATGTCTACGTTTTCGTTGGGTAGAACATACCGTTGAGGATTTGCGTCGTTAACAGTAAACC